CCCAATTTTAAATTGGAGTACGTAACGTACAGAGATTCTCTGACATTACTACACTCTCAGGTAGAAAATATACTACCTGGGGCGTATCGAGAAATTTTACTTTCCCGGTAGCCCAATCAGCGAGTTTCTCGCAGATTGGCGTGAAGACACCTCCTTGTGGCGGAGGGTCATCACCGCGCGCCTTCTCTAGATTTTTGAGTAGGCGCGACTCCCTAATGTTCCAAGGCAAGACGTCATACGCCTTGTCCTTGTACGGGTCCTCGCCATGTTGGCGGGAGACCTCCGGAGCAAGCATGTTCCGGAACAAATAGGGTCGGTCGATGTTGTTAATCGCATCATCGATCGTGGTAAAGCCTTGGCGTTTCGCCAACGTTACCTTGTCACTGAAACGGAGGTGCTCCCAATCAGTGTCGCTCGTCTGCGTTAACAACTGCAGACCTGCATCGTCAATGCCGTGAGTTAACTCGGCATTGGCCAGTATCAAACTGACTTCATCCTTGATGACGTCAGTTGATACGCCCCTAGCTCGTGCATTGGTCGCGAAATTCGCGAGACAGCGCCTCACTAGGAGGGAAGCAGTCCCTTCAAAGATTTCTTTGATAGACTGCATCTGTATCCAGGGAGTTTCCTCCCTGAATATCTTCCGCAATTCGGCGTTTGACCGATGGAAAGCTGGAGATCCGATACCGCCCAGTTTTACTGGGAGATATCGGGTTGACAAGAGGGTGGGAAGGAAACCTTCCATCCTCTGTTCGAAGCGTGCTGAGGCCATGGGAACCATGGCTTCAAAGCCGCCGCCGAGCCACGACAGCATGCCTTGCATCTGACGTGCCTTGCCAATGGCAGGGTTTGGCTCATCCTTCCCCTCGCACTCCTTAGAGCAAGGGGAAAACAACCTAATTTTCATTGCATCAATGTGAGGTTGTTCTAGATACGGGCGTTTATGTAAGGGAGTCTCGACTCCCCATATAAACTGTTTATCTAGTCCTACTGTCAAGAGCATCTCTTCACAGTAGAAGGCACCCCTAGTACTTAAAAAGTTCTGGGACCATGACACGGCCATGCCGTTTAATCCATGGTTCAGCGTGATACGCTGGAGGTACCTCTTTGGGCCTTGACCGATATGGTCATCCCCAGAGCAGGCAAAGTGTCTCCACTTACGTGTGGCGGCTCCTTTCCCTGCGCGCAGACGCGAGTAAAACTCGTCGTCTGACGCCCCGAGTAAACCCATCTCGGATCTGAAGAAGGCTTCCCACTCTGCACAAATGTTGTGCAGAGTTAGAACCAACTTTGCACCAGGATCACCCATAAGGATGCCCCTGGTGGTGAGAGCGTCTCGGAATTCCCCGAGACCATTCTCATAGCGTCTAGACGAATTTAAAAGTCTGGAAGACGCCAGGAGGTAGTTAGAAGTTTCTTCTAACCCCTCCATGAACCCTTCGACCATCTCGGCCGAATACTCATGCGTACAGAAATCTGTAGCTGTAGTAAGATCACTACTTAAGAAGTAGGTGGTCTGGTTCGTGACGGGACCCGCATTGCGTAGTCTCTTCACCCATTCATACAGCTGCCAGCCTCGAGTGAGGCCAGCCGTAACTGATGGATGGAGTTTGGCCATACCTAATAGGTGGTGGGCAAATGGTTGGAGAAAGATTGTCAACCAATCTTCTCC